GTATTAGTCAGGAGTCATCAACAAAAAGCAGTTCAGATACTACTACAACTATTCAGGTCTCGGTAAATTCTTGGGAGTATAAATACAATAATTCTAAGAGTTTGAATGATGCGGTAGATGACATTTTTCAAGCCATTAAGCCTGATAGCAATTCGGTGCTGGACTTGTCGGCTGATGGATTACAGATGATGAATTTGAGTGTACAAACAGATAGGACTGAGCGATTTGGTGAGATTGGAGGTAAAATATTTATTTCACGTATATTGATTTTTAAATCTAATATTTTCGTAATTTCATAAAAACTAAAAAAGTAAAAAAATGGCAGAACACAAGGTAGCAGGTGGTACGATGTTATTGTTCATCGATTCCACTGGAGGACAAAACTACGATACAGTAGTATGTCTCACATCAGTAGGTAAATCAGACTCAGTATCGGTGGTAGATGCTTCATCGGCTTGCGGTCCTGATAAGAGTCCGGGTACAGTTGAGATTTCATATTCATTTGAAGGTCAGCATCTGCAAGATCCTGCAAATGGTAAGATTTCAGGCACATCACTCCGTCAGTTATTGCGTTCTAAGACAACTATTGGATGGAAGATTGCGCCTGTAACTCCTGTAACTGGAGATGAGATTGAAGAAGGGACTGGATATCTTTCTGAGTTGAGCAGTACATATGCTTTTGATTCAGTTGGTACATTCAGCGGAACTATTCAACCATACGGTACACCTACCATTACAATCCAGTAATAATATATGTCAGAACATAAAGTTCAAGGCGGCGATATGCTGCTATTTATAGACCCTAATGGTGGGCAGAATTACGATACAGTAGTCTGCCTCACCAGTGTGGGTGTAAGCGATTCCGTTAGTGTTGTAGATGCTTCATCAGCCTGTGGCCCTGATAAGAGTCCTGGTACTGTTGAGATGTCATACTCTTTTGAGGGGCAACATATACAAGACCCAAATGGTGGTGATATCAGCGGAACTGATTTGCGCATATTGTTACGTGCAGAGCAGACTATTGGCTGGAAATTAAGCCCATTAAATCCACAACCGGGAGATGAGATACAAGAGGGTACAGGATATCTATCTGAGTTAAGCAGTACATATGCTTTTGATTCAGTAGGTACGTTTACAGGTACACTTCAGCCATATGGTATGCCTACGATAACGGTTTATAATGGTGGATTTTTTATTGGTCAAGCATATGGTGGCGGATATATTGCTTATATTGATAATAGTGGTCAACATGGTTTGATAATTAATGGCCCTACACCATTAGCTAATAATATTTGGTCTAATGAGACAACTTATATGGCCACAAGTAATAACTATGGGGATGGTGCGACTAATACTTTAAATATTGTACTTAATCTCACTGGTTCTGCCGCATATGTTGCTTATTCACATAATGGTGGTGGTTTTACAGATTGGTTTTTGCCAAATGGTACTGAATTGTCTGCTTGTTCTCCATATTTAAATTTTAATCCTTATGAAATTTGGACTTCATTTGATGTAGATGCAAATAATGCTTTTTCATATGATTATGGATTTTCAGCAACAGGTTTAAAATCATTAAGTAAATCTGTTTTTGCTACAAGATATTTTTAACCAACTAAAACCAAATCAAATGTCATTCATTCAAATCGAACTTGGAGGCAAGTTAAGAGGCCTTAAATTTAACCAATTAGCCATTGAGATTATCGGTCAGCACAACACGACAAATACAGGCACAGGCTTTATTTATGCGATGTTCTACGGTGGATTAAGGGGGAACAGTTATGTTAAGAGTGAGGAACCAGACTATAATTTTGAGCAGGTATGTGATTGGATTGATGAGATGGAGAATAAGACTGAGGCGATTGAGAAAGTCACAAAGGTTATGACTGATACTCAGATTTGGAAATCGTTAGTAAAGACTGGCGAAGAAGTAGTCGGTAAGGAGGAGAAAAAAAAAGTATCCAAGAGCAGTGCTTCGACAATTTAAAGTTCGCTCTTGGTAAGCTTGGATGGTCAGCATATCAATACTACACATCTCTGCCTATTGAGTTTTATGCGGCGGTGGAGGGATATATGGAGGCTGAGAAGGATAGATCGATGGTCATAAGGTTTGCGGCGTTCAGAGTTGCAGAGGCTATGGCAGGATCTAAGGCCATTGGCAATATAGAGAGGTTCTGGCCAACGGAGGCATCAAAGCCAAAGGATGCAAAGAAATTTACAAAAGAGGAATATGATGCGATTATCAAGCGTCACGGCGTTAAAATTAAATAATAATGGCAGAAGAATTAAAGATAGTCATTGGGGCGGATGCCTCGCAGTTTAATGCCGAATTAAAGAAGGCTGAGAGTGAGTTAAAGCAGTTTCAGACCCAGTTATCCAAAACCACAGATACTAATGAGATTGATTCGCTGACTAAGCAAATCAGTCAGACTACTACTAAGATAAATGACCTTAAGAGTGCCATAAGCAAAGGCCCATCTACTCTTAAGATTGATGCTTCCCAACTTATTGCAAATCTTGATAGCGCAGAGTCAGCACTTGCGAAACTTAAGGCTGATATTGTTGCTCCGGCAGGTGCATTGAATGTTAATGCTACTGGCGTGGTTTCAGCTATTCAAATGGCTGAGGATGAGTTGCAGATATTGCGTGATGATATTAATAAGCCATTAGGTTCAGTTATTGTTGATACTGCAACATTGCAGGCTCAGCTGATGAATATTGATGAGGAATTAAAGATTTTAGCTTCAGATGTTCAAAAGCCACTTGGTGTTATTAATGTAGATGCTACTAAATTGGTGTCGGCAGTTGAGTTGTCAAGTAATGAGATAAATCAACTTAGACAGGAATTAGCAAAGCCTATTGGTCAGTTGACAATTCCACCTGCTTCGGTTAAACCTATTGAGGTTCCAGTTCAGTATGAATTACCTACAAGCATTCCTACTGCAACCATACCACCAGTAGAGGTACCGGTTCAGTATGAATTACCTACAAGTATCCCTACTGAAACCATACCACCAGTAGAGGTACCAGTAAATGTTGATGTTACTAAGTTTAATGCTGAGTTAGTTAAGGCAGAGAATGAATTGAGGAAATTCCAATCAGAGTTAAAGAAAACTACTGATATAAACGCATTAACTGCGTTAAATGGGAAAATTGAGTTAACTACTAAAAAGATTGAAGGGCTTAAGGGCGCAATGTCTAAAGTTCCTCAATCTACGGCTAATGCTGGTACAGCTATTACTAATTTATCACGTATTGTATCTGATTCTGCCTATGGATTTATAGGTATCGCCAACAATATCCAACCTTTTATTGATAGTTTGGGTTATGCTCGTAAGGAGGCTCAGGCTACTGGTACTTCACTTGGTAAGAATTTGTTAGGGGCCTTATCTGGGCCGGGAGGGTTATCACTTGCTTTTGCAGCAGTCACTACGGCCATCACTTTTGCTCAGATTGGATTTAGTGCGTGGACAAGATCTACAAAGGCAGCTAAAGATGAACAACAAAAATTTAATGAAGAATTAAAAAGTGCCGAGCAAGGTGCAATTTCTCAAGGCATAAGATTAGAGTCATTAGTAAAAATTATTACTAACTCAGCAGAATCTGAAAAAAATAGGAATAGAGCATTAGAAGAGGCTAATAATTTATTAAAGCCATATGGTGAAAAAATTGATAGCATTAATATTTCTTTATCTAAGGCTAAGGAGTTAACTGATAAATATACAGAAGCATTAATCAATCAAGCAATTGGTGCAAAACTGGCTGATAAGATTGCTGATTTAAGATTAAAGAAACTTGACCAAGAAAGACAGATACAAGAGCAACAATTAAAAATATCTGAAAAAAGAGCTAAAGTAAGTTCTCAAGCAAATAGATTAGATAGAGTACAGTATGGTACAAGTGATGCTGCTGCTTTTCAATATTTACAAACTGAAGCAGATGTAAGTACTGAAACAGAAAATTTAATAGGATTAAATAAAGATTTATCTGACACACAAAAAGAAATTGATAGACTTACATCACAATATACTGTAACAGTCGAAAAATCACTAAATGCGACTTCAGCTGAAATTAAGGCTAAAGAAAAGAATGTTAAAAAAACTCAAACTTTATCTGAAGCTTTAGCAGAATTTAGAAAACAATTAGATGATACTCAAAAAGTAGGTGAAGCATTAAAAATACCTCAATTAGATATTAATACTGATAAGATTAAAGAATTTGAAGGTATTATTAAAAAATTAATTGAAAATTTTAATGTAAAAAAGGGTAGTAAATTAATTGTTGGATTAGAGGCTGAACTTAATGATTTACAAATTGAGCAAATTTTACTTAAGGCTAAAGACAAGATACAAAAGCCTATTCTTTTGCCATTGGGTTGGAAGCCTCCATCTAATGATTTGCCAATACCTGATATAGCAAAGAAGATTAAGCCTATTGTAATTCCTATACAGGTTCAGGCTGATTTGCAAGCTTTGCAGGGTAGTATCATTCCAAAAGAGTTTACGCAGAATGTTAATAAAGATTTATCAAAGTCCTTTGCGGAAGTATCGAAAGAATGGGAGAAGTATTCTAATGATATCAATAATGCTGCTACAGGATTTTTGACTGATGCAGCAGTAAATATAGCTGTCGGGTTTGGTGAGGCACTTGGTGCGGCTTTAACTGGTGGTAATATTGGAGATGTATTTAAGGGTGTATTTGAGTTACTTGCCGGAGGTGTTGAGCAACTTGGTAAGCAATTAATTCAATTAGGTATATTAGCAGTTGTTGCACAACAGGCCATTGCCCAGCTTTTGGCTAATCCTTTTGCTGCCATTGCTGTTGGTATTGCATTGACTGCTCTTGGCGCAGCACTTAAAAATCTGACAAATAAGAAGCAATTTGCGGTAGGTACACGATTTGCGCCTGGAGGTATGGCTTTGGTGGGTGAGAGAGGCCCTGAGTTGATAAATTTGCCACGTGGCAGTCAGGTAGTTCCAGCGGCGCAGACATCACAGATGCTTGGAGGTTTGGGAAGTCAGATTGAGGTTTTTGGAGTGCTTAGAGGTCAAGATATATACTTCAGTAATAAAAAGTATGGCCAGACTTATGGCCGAACCACATAATGAGTTACGGATTAAAATACAGAGCCAATTTTGATTCAATTAAAGGGCCTTTGGAGTCTTTTCAGGTAGATATATCTCAGAAGGATTACACACATAGCTGGGAGTATATAAATCTATCAGGTACGCCTGTAGTTCAAGAATGGCAGGATGATGATCCGAAACAGGCGATAAGAGGATGCACGTTAAAAGTGTCAATACTTACTGAAGCGGGAGGATTGCAATTGACAGACTTCTATTCTGATAATGACAATGAGTTTTTGGTGCAGTTTTACTGCTCAAATACAGGTCAAAAGCTATTTGAGGGATATTTATTGCAGGATGACTGCGCTGAAATAC